AGGTCTTGTATTTAATTTAGCAGAAAATATGGGCATATTAAAATACAAACTTTATAAAAAGAAACTAAAATTTGAAGTGATAGTCCCAGGAGTTGTAAAGAAAAAAGCAACAGGCAAAGGTAACGCTGATAAACTAAAAATGTATGAGCAATTTGTCAAAGATACAGGTATTGATTTAATGAAAGAATTTGACCAAACAAAATTAAACAATCCAGTTACAGATATAGTTGACTCTTATTACGTTGCAAAGGCAGGTTATGGAAGTTGAATTAGTTAATAAAATGGGTAATGATTTAACAGTTGTCAATGCAGCTAGAGTATCATTTTCAAAAAGAAAATTTGCTTGGGATGAAAGTGATGAAAAGTTAATTAAATATTTAGCAAAACATAATCATTGGTCTCCATTTGCTCATGGTCATTTACAATTTAGAATTAAAGCACCAGTATTTGTAGCAAGACAATTAGTTAAACATCAAGTTGGTTTAGTATGGAATGAAGTTAGTAGGAGATATGTAGATTCTAAACCAGAGTTTTATATTCCTTTTATGTGGCGTAAAAGAGCAGAAAATAAAAAACAAGGCTCAAGTAAAGAGGAAATAGAATATGATATTACACATATGGTTAAGGTTGCAAAAGAAACTTATAATGATATGATTGAGGAAGGTATTGCACCAGAAATGGCTCGTATGGTATTACCTCAATGTATGATGACAGAATGGTATTGGTCAGGAACTTTATATGCGTTTGCTAGAGTGTGTAATTTAAGAATACAAGATGACGCTCAAGCAGAAACAAGGGTAGTAGCGCAAGAAATTTCTGGTAATGTAAAAGACCATTTTCCTATAAGTTGGAAGTATCTAACAGATTATGGAGAACAATAATGAAAAAACCTAAATTAGATTTTGGACCTACAAAGAAAGACCACGGTTGGTTCTATTATGTTTGGAACTGGAAAACTTATGTGTTCTATGCGTTATTAATTGTTGGTTCAATACTTGCATTTATAGACCAAGGTATAACAGGTGCTCTTTCTGTTATAGGTATATTGTATGGACTTAAATTGCTAGGTAAATTATTTTAAGGAGAATATATAATGGAAGAGATACAAAAAAATGAATACGATTTATTAATTGATAAATCAACTGCGGTCCAAAAAGGTTGGAAAAAAGTTCCAGCACCTAAACGTGGAAATTTAATTAGAATATTTGGTCTTAAATTAAGAGAACATTTAAACGAATTAGGTAAAGGTGTTACTATAGAAAGTAAAAAACCAATAGCTGAAGGAATAGGTGAAGTACAAGAAGCTATTGATATGTGTGATTTTGCTGTAGGTTTATCAAGACAATTATATGGATTAACAATGTCTTCAGAAAGAGTTAATCATAGACTACAAGAAATGTGGCATCCGTTAGGTGTAGTTGGTTGTATTACTGCCTTTAATTTTCCAGTGGCTCCGTGGGCCTGGAATTTTTGTTTAGCAATAGTATGTGGCGATAGTGTTGTATGGAAACCATCTCCTAAAACAATAAAAATCTCATATAGATGTAAAGAAATATTTGATGACGCAGTTAATGATTATAAAAGCAAATATGTTGATAGTTTAGGAATAGATCCAAAAGACTTATTGTTAATCTTAGAAGGAGGCAACGAACCTGCAGAATGGTTAGCAGAAGATAAAAAAATTAAATTATTAAGTGCAACTGGTTCTTGTGAAATGGGTAAATCATTAGCACCAAAAGTTGCCGCAAGAATGGGTAAAGGATTGTATGAACTAGGAGGCAACAATGCCGCAATAGTAACTCAATTCGCAGATTTAAATCTTGCCGCAAAAGCTATTTCTTTTAGTGTTATAGGAACTACAGGACAAAGATGTACGTCATTAAGAAGACTTTATATCCAAAAAAATATATATTCGGCTATGATAGGTAAAATTAAAGGTCAATGGAGTGGCCTTGCAATGGGAGATCCTTTAGACAAAAATAATGTTTTAGGACCTATGATTTCTAAAGAAGCAGTTGATAAAATGCAAAAAGTAATAAAACGAGCTAGAATGAAAGGTTATGATGTATGGGGCGGTGAACTAGCTAAACCTACACGGGCTCCTAAACACGAAGAACATAGAGAGAATTATGTTTTACCGTGTTTAATAGAACCTAAAAATAATGTTCATGATGAAGATTTAGCTATGGCAGAAACATTTGCTCCTATAGTTTACACATTTCAATATGACAAATTACCCGAAGCAATTGAAATGCAAAATAGTGCGCCACAAGGATTAAGTTCATGTATATTCACAGAAAAATTAAATGAAGCAGAACAATTTATTTCAGCAGTAGGTTCAGACTGTGGAATAGTTAATGTTAATATTGGTCCATCTGGTGCAGAAATAGGTGGAGCATTTGGTGGAGAAAAAGATACAGGTGGAGGAAGAGAATCAGGTTCTGATGCTTGGAAACAATATATGAGAAGAACTACTGTAACAATTAATTATGGTAGAGAATTAAACTTGGCCCAAGGTATCAAATTTGGACTTACAAATAATCAACCAGAGTAATGCCAAAAGGATTTTATAGAGATCAAGACATTTGTTTTGATATTAAAAAACTGCAAGATGCAGTTAAAGAAATAGATTCACGAGTAGCAAGACAATCCCCATTAGGAAAAAATGACCTTACTGCAATTTGTTTAACACAAATACCCGGAGATCAAAATTCAATTACAGGCGGTAATGTTAGAGGTCTATATTGGACAAAACCAGACAGTACATATAAAGAAGTAGAAAGAGAAGCACCCATTAATGAATCACAATATTCAGAATTTGTTAAGCTATTTGAAGATACTTATTTTAAAGAAGTATATGATAAATTAACAACCAAATATAAATTGGGTAGAATTAGATTACTTTGGAAAATGCCACGTACAACATTAAGTTGGCATAGGGATCCAGAACCTAGAATACATATTCCTATTATAACAAATTTTGGTGCTCGTATGTGTATTGGTGATGTAGTTCATCATATGCCAGCAGATGGATCTGTATGGGTTACTAATAATACACAATATCATAACGCATTTAACGGTGGAGAAGAAGATAGAATACATTTAGTTGCTACTGTTTTAAATTGCGATATGAAAATTTTTGATAGTTATCCAAATTCTTCTCTTAATCAAATTTGGTAGTCAAGCATACTTGACATTACAACCTAATTCATTTATTATAGTAATAACATTGACAATTATTAATTATTAAGGAGATATCTCAATGACAAGTACAATACAAGAAAAAGTAAAATGTGCTTTAGAAAATGGAAAAGCTCTTACATCTGCAACAATATCAAATAGATATGGTGCAGGAAATCCAGGTGCAGTTATACAAGCACTAAGATTTGCAGGAACTCCAGTATTTCTAAATAAAGGTCCTAAAGGTTCTAAATCAAAAGTTTATAGAACTGGTAAAGCATCTAAAAGAGTAATAGGTGCAGGTTACAAGGCATTAGCACAAGGCTTAATCAAATAGAACTCTGTTAGTTCTGATATTAAATAGGGCTGAATTCATTTTGGCCCTATTTTTATGACGAATGGCCCGCTAATTACTTGACTTCTTAGGCTATTGACTTTCTGACTATTTGGTAGTATTATTATATAAAAGGCAACAGAGAGGGCAATAATAATAAAAATGAAAAGGCAAATATACGTTTTAGAAGGAAGTTATAGAAATAGAAAAGTTGAAAATACAACTTTTAAATTAGTTAAACCTTACCAACCATATCCACATAAAGAAGGTGGATTCATCACAGTAAAAATAGACGATCTCACACAATATCCTGGTGCAACAAAAGATCACATAAGAATTAGTTTGGATAATGAAAACCAATTAAGAGATAAGCCACCAGAAACTAGTAAAGAAGAAACTGATGAAGAAGTCGTTGAAAGAATGCGTAAACGTTTTGAAATTTTAGATTCAATGACTAAAGCAACTAAAAAAGGAGACATCAGAGCAATGATAGTATCAGGACCTCCAGGTGTTGGTAAATCATTTGGTGTTGAAAAAGTTTTAGAAAGATATGGAGTTGTATCTACATTAGGAGAAACCAAAAAGAAATATGAAGTAGTTAAAGGTGCCATGAGTGCAATTGGATTATATGTTAAATTATATAATTTTCAAGATAAAGATAATGTAATTGTATTTGATGACTGTGATAGTGTTTTATTAGATGATTTGTCATTAAACTTATTAAAAGCGGCTTTGGATTCTAAACGAACTAGAAGAATATGTTGGAATACAGATTCACATACACTACGTAGAGAGAATGTACCAGATCATTTTGAATTTAAAGGTTCTGCTATATTCATTACTAATATTAAATTTGATAATGTAAAATCTAAAAAATTAAGAGACCATTTAAATGCATTAGAATCTAGATGTCATTATATAGATTTAACAATCGATACTATGAGAGAAAAAATCTTAAGAATTAAACAAATCGTAGGAGACGGTATGTTAAATGAATATGCTTTACCAGAAGAGGTTAAGCAAGAAATAATACAATGGATAGAAAACCACAAAAGAAGATTAAGAGAAGTAAGTCTTAGAACTGTTCTTAAAGTGGCAGACTTGGCTAAAAGTTTTCCAGATAATTGGCAAGCGATGGCTGAAAATACAATTTTAAAACCGAGGTAATATGAGAACACAACCACAAGAAGTAATAGCAAAACTAGAAGCAGATAATTCTAGACTTAAAAAAGAAGCAATAGTTTTAGATGCAATGAAAGAAGGATTGGATGAATTCTTTGAAGGTCTAAAAATGTGTTTAGACAAACTATACACATTTGGAGTTAAACAAGTACCTACTAAAGACGATGTTGTATCTGCCCAGGGTTGTAAATGGGAAGTTTTTAAAGAACTAGCTGAAAAACTTTATAATAGAGAACTTACAGGACACGCGGCTCGTGATGCAATTAAACTTGTAATGAGTTCAGCAACCGCAGAACAATGGAATGGATTTTATAGAAGAATTCTAATTAAAGATTTAAGATGTGGTGTTACAGAAAAAACTGTAAACAATGTTGCAAAGAAAAACAAATTTAAACAATATATGATTCCAGTATTCACTTGTCAACTAGCACAAGACTCTGCAAAACACGACAAGAAACTTACTGGTAAGAAAATGTTAGAAGTTAAATTAGATGGTGCTAGAGTTGTATCAATTGTATATCCAGATGGTAAAGTTGATATGTTTAGTAGAAATGGAAAAGAACTAAACAACTTTGGACATATTGCAAAAGAAATAAGTGAAGTAGTTAAAAACTCTCCTCCACCTTATCCATTAATTTTAGATGGTGAAGTTATGAGTGATAACTTTCAAGACTTAATGAAACAAATTCATAGAAAAAGTTCTGCAACTGCCAAAGATGCTAAACTACATTTATTTGATTTTATACCATTAGCAGATTTCAAAAAAGGTATTTGGAACAAAAGCCAAAAGGATAGAACAGAAATGGTTAAGGCTTGGTACGAACAACACAAGGCAAGTCTAACAACTATAGAAGTATTAGATCATGAAATTGTTGACTTGGACACAGAAGAAGGGCAAAAGACGTACACAACGATTAATAAGAGGGCAGTAGACGGGGGATATGAAGGTATCATGATAAAAGACCTAGAGGCACCATATGAGTGTAAAAGAACGACGTCTTGGTTAAAATTAAAACCATTTATTGAAGTATCATTAAAAGTAATTGGTACTGAAGAAGGTACAGGTAAAAATGTAGGTAAACTTGGAGCACTTATTGTTGAAGGTAAAGACGATGGCAAGTTTATTAAAACTAATGTAGGTTCTGGATTAAATGATGAAAATAGAGAAGAATTTTGGAAAGCAAAAGAAAAATTAATTGGTCAAATAGTAGAAGTAAGAGCAGATGCAATTACACAAAATCAAGAAACTAAAAATGAATGGAGTTTAAGATTTCCTAGATTTTTAAGATTTAGAGGATTTAAACCCGGAGAGAAAATGTAATGAGTGACGACATTAAATTAAAATACGAAAAATTAGAACATCCTGCTATGGGACGTAAAGAACCTAAAGTAAAAACTTTAGAAGAAGAAAAAGAAGAATGGGAATTTTGTATGGATGAAGCAGATCATCAAACAATGGTAAGAAGAGAAATGGCAAACATTAGAAGAGAATGGAAAGCAAAAGGTTGGAAAGAAAAAGGTGTTACAGATATTCATAAAATAGTTCATGAAGCAGAAAGACGAGTTAAATTAAT